AAAGCATGATGCTTGCGATATTCTGTAATCAGCAAGCCGAGGGTGCCGGGTTTGGCAGTCATGCCCTTGTCGGCCAACCGGGTAATGCGGTCGCATTCGGCAATGAAGCCAGCAGAGCCGATAGGGTGCTTTTCAAGATCAACAGCCGTTCCAGTCGCGCGATGATAGCAGCGCACCTTGCCATGACGGTCGGCAAATATCTTGAAGCCCTTCACGCGCACGTAGGTCATGACAGCCTCGCCAAAATGTCATCATTGGAACCGCCGCCGTCTTTTAGACTGTCAATCCAGCCGTCCAGGTCGCGCACATCATACCGTCGTTTGCCGTCTGGCATTTCGACAGGTGAAACAGGACACACAATGCGCAACTTTGTTTTCGGCACAGACAGGTAGTCAGCTGCGTCGGCTTCCGTAAGCATGCGGGGCTGAATAACTGACAGTCGAAGGTTTGTTGCGGCCATGGTTATTTCTCTTAGCCAGCGAGCCCACGCGCCCATCGCAATACGTTTTCTGGCAAGGCTTCGGCTAAACGTTCCAAGTTTACAGCCGTGTAAGTTGCGCTGGTAATTTGAATGCTCTCACCCCGCGCCGAATAAACTGGATTAGCGGTATCAGTGGCGAACAAGACATACCGAGCGGATTCAAAATCGCAATTTTCGTATCGTGCAGTATCAGGCCAAGCAAAGTCCCCTAGATCGCGCGAGGACGGATCTGCAACGGGCCACCGTAATTGGTGCGCAACATGGCGAGACGAATAAAAAGCCATCATCGCGGCCTTGTGCACATCATGCCCAAGATCTCGATAAATCATAAAGATCGCATAAGTGAGTACATCAGCAGCCGAAAAGGTATGACGCCCGTTAGTAACTTCACCAAGCCCCCAATAGAATACATCGCGCATTCCACCATCTTGAAAGCGTTTGCGCAGGCTGCGTTGTAGAGCCACATTCAACCCGGCGATGCTGCTCAACTCTGAGGGGGAGTAACGTTTGGTCGTAGAGATCATGATAATTCCGTGAAGTCACTTAACGGTTAGATACCGTGAATATGCTTTACGGTCAAGTGGTGCGGACCGCGCAACACAAACCACAGGAAAGTTGCCGCCCGCTGTCGGTGTTGTTTGCGACACCGCCGACTGGTCGCAACCTTGGCACGGGAAAGGTGAACCGCGCCGGGTGGTCAGCCCTATTCCGTTGCGCCTTCTGCCTCTTTTGACCAATCCAGCAACGCCATGGCCGCATTCGGGTCAACACCGGTCTCCTTTGCCATCGCCAGCGCTTGAACCGTTGCCGTGATCGCTCTTGCCCGTGCGCCCGCGTCGTAAGCCTGTAGCGGCTTCATCGTGTCGATCTTAATCGGTGTGCCGAGTTTGGCGGATGCCTCTTGCGCGATGATTTGGGCAATGGGTTGCAGCGTCCAGCCCGCTAGGTGCCGCTGCGCTTCCCTTACAAGCGGCCCTTGTGCAGCGTTGGCAAAGAGGCTTGGCAGGACACCGAACGCGGCGCATATCGCAGCCCGTCCAGCGTCCAGCGTTTCGCTTGTCATAGCCTGTTGAAGGTTTGGGGACATGTCAGACGGTCGCCAATCCTGATTTGGTGCAGGACCGCCCGCCGCCGACACGTTCACGCTTTCACGCAACAGGACACGGCCACGCTTGCCACGGAAGCCCCGTCCAAGGGTTTCGAGATCAATTTCCGGTTGCTCCGGCATTGGCAGGACTTGGCTACCGAGCGGGCTATTTTCAAAGACTTCCGAAAGAGCCGTTTCGACAGCGTTCAACAGGCCAGCGGTCAATTGCGCCCGCTTCAATGGTGCCGTGCCATAGTAGGGTGCTACGGGATCGCAACCGATACGAAAATGCAGCACTTCACCGGCAAGAGCGGTTTCGGTGCGCCCGCCGCCCGCTTCACTGACTGACACGCGATAGGCGGTCGGCTTGGCGTCACGGGTGCGCAAATCCCAATCGCTGCATGGCACAAGGCCCTCGTCACGAATGAGAAAGACAGCCTCGCCACGCAAGGCCAATGATCGGCCTGCCAATGCCAGCGATGCCGCGTCCAACATGGTTGTGCCGTCAATGTCGGCAATGGTGAAGCCGTTTTCCCAAAGGCTGACACACGCTTGCGCCGTGCCGGTCAATTCCGCAATGCCACGGTTGCCGCTGATATAGCTTTCCCTTGCCGCCATGATTTCAGCGGTAAAGCCGGAAGCCGCCGAACGGGTTTCGTTTTCAAGTTGTTTGCGTTTGAAAGGCCAGATCATGACGCCCTCCGATATGGGCGCAACAGGTCAGCCGCGCCGCTGTTCTGCATAGCCTTGGCAAGCCAAGTCGTTTGACGCTTCTCGCTGATGCTTATCGGGCCGACATTCGTACTCATTTCGGACACCCCGCCACCAATATCCGTATCTTCGGCAAAGTAGCTTTGAAGCCGATTGTAAGCCTCTTGCACCGCCAGCGGGATCGGCCCCGCGCCAACAGTGCCAGCGAAGCGATAAGGCCCTTCACCAGACAACCAATAGCCACCTAGCGGGCTATCGGGTACCGTGATGGTTTCCCATGCGGTGCCGTTCCAAGTTTCGATTGTGGTGATGGTCGCAGGCGTTAAAGGCGGACACCATTCGCCCGGACCTTCGACAATCCATTCAACAGATCTGCTTGCAAAACGGTGCGCAATGTAGGCTTCAATCCGCGCCCATATCGCATCGGTAAGCGTTACCGTTTCGGTTTGTTTTAGCGTGGTTGCCATGGTCATGCCCTCCACCGATTGAGAGCACGGTGCAGGCCCGCGTCATTTGGTTCCGCTGCAAGATGCCAATTGCGTTCTTCAACTTGCGCTTCCGGGTAGGCGGGACGCGTGACCAGACTCACCTCGTAGAGCAATGCTGCGAGTACCGTGCGAATGATTGCATTGTGAGCGCCATTTTCAGGGTCATGGCCTTCGTCTTCGATCTTTTCAGGATTGGGAACCGCACGTTCTGGCGGCAACCGAAAGCCCGGTGAAATACCCAAAACCAAACCAGCCGAGACAGCGCCTAGCACATCCTGCACATAGGAAACACGTTCCATTTCAGGCGTGATGATTGCATCGAAAATGAGCGCTTCCGGTGTGTCTGAAAACTCCAAGGTTCCAGCCGTGCGGCTTGCCAAAGGCCGGTCGTAGCTATGCCCTGCCAGCAAATGAATATCATTTTGCTTGTCGCTTGGATCGAGGTCCAGTCGATATGAAAACGCGCCCGGTGCAATGACCTCTTTGCGCGGCCTTCCGGTACGCCCGCCGTCACTAAGTACGGCGGGCTTGTTGTATGGAAAGCGCCCACGCAGAACCGTGCCAGCGCGCCCCGGTGAGGGTTTGCGGACTTCCAGCCCGCCCATGTGAGCGCCCCAAAGCATTACTGAATACCCGTCAGGATTTCGATTTGAACGGCCCGTGAAATGGTCACGTCCATCGTTGTAAGCGCCGTCAGTCGAAGGCCACCGGATGCCGCATCGGAATACGGATCGCGGATAAGATCGATTGCGCCCCATGTGCCGACAAAGAACGGTGCCACGCCGCCCGCATTGGTTGTCAGGATCGCCGTGGTTGCAGCCGGATCGCCGGTCGGTGCTTCAAGCGCATTCGGTGACAGAACCGTGTTGCCGATTTTCGCAGACAGGCGGTCCCATTCCGAAACAGCCGTTCCGGTAATCAAGTCCGCGTCCATCGCGTCAAAGACTTCCGGGCGCAAAAGCAGATTGACCGCATTAGGTCCCGTCGCAGCATTGGCGGTCATGAAGCGCACCGCAGCCGAGCGGAAAGCCGCGTAAGATGCCGCCGCATCAATGGCCGTTGACGTGATACCCCACGCGGATGCACCGGCCAGAATGCCAGTCGGTTCACCGCTGGACCCGTTTGCAAGGAAAACTGCCTTGTCGAGTGCTTCACCGATAGCGCCGTTCATGTCGCGGCGCACCGCCTGTTCAAGACCAGCGCCCGATTGTTTGAGTGTCTTGCGGGTAATCCTCATTTGAATGCCGAGGTTGTGATCGGGCTTCAAAGGACGGTCCAACGTGGTGTAAGCGGACGGCCCAGGTACGTTCCCGGTTTCGTTTGCTGCCCATCCCGCTGATACGCTGGACGTGGTGACAGGATATTCCAATTCACCGACACCAACGTTGACCATGCTGCCACCCATGCGCGCGGCAACAGAACCTGCAAACAAGCGGTCGATGATCGGTGCGGTACGGATCGGATCGGGTGTGCCACCAGCCACGGTTTCACCGGCGCGCATTTCCAAGGCTTCCCATGGCACGGGCATTCCGCGATAGCCGCCTTTGCTGCGCAGTTCGGAAACGATTTCCGCCGTGGCACCGTCCAGTTGTGCACCTTCATCCAGTGCAAGCGCGACTTGGCGCATTTCAAACCTGCCCATGACTTCCGCCCATTCACGTTCGGAACGGGTTTCCAGTTCGCCTTTGGCCTCTTCGCGTTCCTCGTTTTCGGCAATCAACGCGGCGCGATAGCGGGTTTCATTGGTTTTATATTCGCTATCCAGATCGGACATTGAACGGGTTTCATCTTCGGTCGGCTTTTCCTTGCCAACCAAGTCAGCCAGCGCTTGGCGAATTTCAGATTGCCGACGCTGGATTTTCAGGGATTCAAGCATGTGTTTTCTCCGTAGCTTGAGGGTTTCGGTGCAGTTCGCGCACCAGCTCTTTCCAAGCGTCACGCTTGGGGTTTTCGACACCAAGGCCGATTTCAATTCGCGTTTTCCGGGAATGGCAGGACACGCAGAGTGTTTGCAGATTTGTCAGGTCGTAGGCCCGCTCAGGGTGAGTGCGCACGGGCTGGATATGATCGACTTCCAAGCGGCCCTTGGCGCAGCACTGAACGCACTGCCAACCATCGCGTTGCTTGGCTTGGTAGCGGACAGACTTCCATCGTTTGGAGCGCAGGACAGCGGCGCTGTGGCGGTCGTATTTCATAGCGACACCCGCAACGTGTAGAGGTGCACGCTTCCCTTTGTTTCCACCGCTTGGACGGATTGAATGGAATAATCGTCACCATCCACGCGCAGCTTGTCGGCCACCGTTGGCACAACGGAAAGCCCATCCATTGAGACAATGACCTTGCGGTCGGTTTCGCTAATGAGCGTTCCGGCCCGTTCGGCTTCGCTGTATCGTGTCAAAGCAGCCGTGCAGGGCGTCACCGTTGGCTCACCAATGGTTGGGCTCCATGATGGTCCAGTCGTTGTGCCTTCACGAATAAGGCTAGCGGAACGCCCGAAGCGCTTAATCACACGCGATGCAATTGCAGTCATGCCCATGCGATACGGCCCCCCTTGTGAGAGTTCCGGCCCATGATCCGCGCGCCCTCTGCAACCGCCAAAACGGTAGCCGCCGCCGCGTCTATCCGGCCCGTGCTACGCGCCTTTGCCAGTTTCAAATTGTTTGCCGGATCGCGTAACACCACGGCGTCGGCAAATGCCGAGCGCAGCAGCAGGCTTGGCGTGGTTTGCACTTGCCCATCGAAAGCAGCGCGCCGGAACCGTTCGCAATCCTCGCCACCGTCACGGAAGCCTTGCCCGCGCCAAATGATCGGACACCGAATGCCAGCCTTGTCGATTGCCTCACCAAGTTCGGCTTGTTTGTATCGGTCGGCTGTGAGTGCCGCGATTGCTTCACCATCAACGTGCTGCATGATCTTTGCCAGCCATGGCGCTACGGGAACCGTTTGATCGCCAAGCGTATCGAGTTCGCCACGATCCTGCATTTCCACATAGCGGTCGCGCACACCGTCCGCAGTGCCACGGTCCAGCAAGGACGGTCGGCTAGGGAAGGTGCCAAGGCATTCGAGCCGCCCCGTTTCCGGCCAGTAGAACGCCGCCGCCGTCATGGAAGCCGAGCCGCCTAGATCAACACCGATAACGACTTGCCCCTTACGAGCGGGCAATTCATCGGGACCGGCTTCACAAGCCATCCATTCATCGACAGTCAGCAACACGTCGCGGGTTTCCCCGCTCACACGCTCGTTTCGATTGTAGAGCCGGAATGTGGCGAGCGCAGAACCGCCGCGCTGGATCGCGCGCCTTGCTTGCGCTTGCAACCAATCGAGACTTGAACCAATGCCAGCAATCGCGCCGGGGTTAGCCTCTTTGATGCTTTCCAGATCATCGACAGGCAAACCCGGTGAAGGGCGATGCTCTTGCGTGTAGACACCCTCTTGCGGTTCATCGAGCCACTTGGAAAACGGGTGCGCATCATCGGCGGCACTTGTCGAGATTATCAGACACCGCCCGCCACGCTTGCCCATACCGGACAGAATAGCATGTTCCAGCGCGTCGCCTTTGGATGCCTCCCAGTGGCCGCGTTCGTCCAGCAAAGCGAATGTCGGTGCCATGCCGAGGGCAGACTTACCGTCCGCTGCAATGACCTTCAGCAGGTGTTCCGTTTCGCCATCATCGAAAGCGATTTCCAACCGTGGCGCACGCCGGAATGTCAGCCGCTCTTGAACGTCATCTGGAAGGGATCGCGCAAAGCCAGCACAAAAGTCCCATGCAATCCGGCCTTGGTCACGGGTACGAGCGGCAACGATGATTTCGCGGCGTGGTTGATCATCCCATGCACCGACAAGCGCACCCAAAGCCAAGCCAGCCGATAACGCCGTTTTGCCGTTGCCCCTGCCAATCGACAGCGCCGCGATGGTCACACCCTTACCGAGTGCACCCTTTACAAACCGCTTTTGAAACGGAGCCAGCTTCACAGGCTTGCCAGCGTTCGGACCTTCCGGGATCGCCAGACTTTCGAGAAACTTGATCGCCTTGGTGGATGCCATCATGACAGCGCCCCCAAAACTGTGAGCGAGAGCAGAGAACCCCGCCCTGCGGTCCCCCCGGACAAAAGACTTCCGGGCATTGGGACCAGATCACACACCACGCCCGCCCCAAAGCGGGCAGTGGTTATACCCTTTAGGGTATAGGTATGTGTTGCACACCGTTGGAAGCCTTGTTTTCCGGCGTTGGAATGCGTTGGAAAAACAGTGTTGCACCGCGTTGGAATGAGACGTTGGAAGGTCACTGTTCACCCTCCACAATTGCGATGTGCCGACGCTCACGCGATGCAGGACCGTGGGTTTCAATCTTGATCTTGCCTTGGTCAAACAGGCTGTTCATTGCCCGTTCAAAGCGCTGT